ACAAAGTAAGGAAACTTCGGATTTCCTGTAGTTCCGTCTAAAGCACAGAAATATGCGTACACACCTAGCGGATATTCGGGTGTAACGCAGAATCTACCATTATACTGATCTAAGTCACCTAATCCTTCGATATACTCGTAATCTTCGATATATGTTCCCATCTTGTCGATCTGTGCTAGATCATTACCAACTAACGCATCTCTTTCGTTTCTGATGCGATATGAGCTGATCATTTGCTTTATTTCATTATATGGGTTCTTATTCTCTCTATCTGTGTATGCGTAAGGTCCATAGATGGGATGTCCGTCAAATGACCATCCTATGATTGGAGAATGCCTTGTTGGGTTTAATTCTGCGTATGTTGTGTCACTTACGTTGTCACCAAGTAAGAAACGCATCTTTTTAGGATTATAGAGGTATCCATACTCTCCACCGTAGATTCCGAAGTTAGCACCCTTCATTGAGATGCCATTATTGTCATCTGCTTGTTTTGGCGATATAAAGAGTGGATCTCCAACTTCATCCGCACTAGCAGCTAAGTTCTTTGTTAATATTGGTAATTCGACTTGGAATGTAGCTCCAGAGCCAGGATAGACGATATCAACAGTTGTAGTACCAGATGTGTACCCAATACCACCATTAGTCACCGTAATGTTCGTAACTTGCTGTGTAGCCTGATTTACAGTCGCAAACGCAACAGCACCGACTCCATCTCCGTTAATAACGACATCAGGAGCACCATAGTAGTTACTACCACCAAATGTCAAGATAATAGATACTATTCTGCCATTTACGATAGATGGGTAACCAACAGCACCAGATCCAGACACTAGAGTGATACCTGGTCTCTCGCTGTAGTTTGTACCCGCATTTGTGATACTTATGCCTTCCGCTTCTAATCCACCACGAACAACCGCTGTAGCAACCGCACCTTCACCGCCACCACCAGATATAACCACTGTAGGCACAGATTGATAACCTGACCCAGATGCGGACACTGATATAGCAGTTATCACTCCTGCTGTGATTGTAGCAGTCGCTGATGCCTCAACTGTAGGATCACCACCCACAATACCAACTGTAGGAGCTGATGTGTAACCAGATCCACCATTATCCACGTTTACCGCAAATAGTGAACCAGATACGCTTACAGTTGCCTGAGCAGAGATTCCCTCGAACTCCCAGAGACATCCTCCGTCCTGTGCGGGTGTAGTTCCTGTATGTGTTGGTTCAGAACCTATTTCTGCGGTTTTACCGCTTCCTAAGTTTCTATATCTGTATCCTAGACTATTTCTGATTCTTTGGTTAAGGAAGTACGATGTATCTCTTGCGTGGAGTGGTTCAAACTCTACAATCGGTGGATTAGTGATATCATAACCAGATCCCGCATTTATTACGGATATTGACTTTACACCACCAAATAGTTTCGTATCGTTTGACTTATAGGAGAAAAACGGTACACCGTTGACACCAATACCAACTTGACCCACAGGAGTCGGAGTTTTGATAGATTTGGTGATTGTAGTAAGAGGAATACGTTTTAAGTATCTCTGGTTACCAGGATCTAGGTCATCAGTGTGGAAAGGTCCTATTTCATGACCTGGTACACCTGGTGACGCTATGATGGCGTGTTCTGTAGATTTATAGACATTCTGTACGTCAGATGGTGTATCTTCTAATCCTAGACGAATAGATGTGTCCTGTGACGTAGATTTCGCAAATTCTCGTGTTACAAGGAATCCTTCGTCCACTCCACGGATAGGAGTGCTAGGAATAAGGATACTGAACGTATTATTGTTGCTGACACCCTGTACAGTGAATGTAGCGTTGTATACGTCCTCTGGTGCGTTCAATATGACAACTGTGTCCTCTCTTCTCAATCCGTGCTCTTGCTCAGTCGTAATATTCGCTACAACACTGCCATCACTCAATGGAACGTCCAAAGTGAGCAATGTTCCGTTCAATAACTTCTTAACGTTGTATATGAAGCTATTCCAGATAGGATCTAACGCATCGAAGCCTGGTTCTGATGGTGTGGTGACTTTTGAGTCCTGTAAGTAATATTTTCCTCCATCTACAATGTCTATACCTCTAGTACCACCAAATACGGTCAAACTAATCTTAGATCCGTCTCTATTGCTGTATCCGAAGATTTCATAGGAAGAAGTTACCTCAGATCCCGCAATATGGGGAGCAGAGACTGTATCCTGCCTAGCACGGGTACATCCTAGGAACTGGGTGACTGTTTTGTCTGAATAGTTGATAATCTCGTCATCTATACGAATAGAGCCGTTTATTTCAGGCCATCCGATAGTAGAGTCGACTGTTACGACATTTTCCGTAAGGTTAGAACTTACATCTTCAGAAAGGAGCGTCTTATACGGAGTTGTGAAACTTCCTGCTCCATTTTCCGTGTCAACGTCCAATTCATAGATCTTTCCGTCTTCGGTAAACACCTCAACTACGGATTTTACGTATATACGTGCGGAGTTTACATTTGTGTCGTTTGGATCGTTCTCTTGGAATAATACTTCACCTGTAAGTTCTACAGGGTTTCCGCTGATCGCTGTAGCACGAATTATCTCCCTTACAGTGTAGAATGCGTCACTAGGTTTGAATATTCTGTCTTTGGGGTACTCAATAACTGCCTCTACACCAAAGAGCACTCTCATCAAGTATTTGAATGACCTTGATGTACCCTTAGAAGCATAAAAGTCCTTAAGACGCTTAGTAACTGTTGATTGTTGTATCTCAGGAGCAAACTTGCTTGGGAATGACGCAGCAAACTGATCTCTGAACCTCTGTAGTAAGAATAGAGGTAAAAGGTTGTTTAGGTTGACAACAGTCGACCCAAAGTCGTGGTACGCAGCTACTGACTCACTAAAGGTGTACTCTTTGAGTGTACCTACCTTGGTAGTAGCATGAAAACCTCTAACGCAGTCTTTAAATTGTGTTTGTCCCTTACTCTTGTAGTATATGATCTCTTCGTCTATCATTAAGAGACCTTCTTTTGGAAAATCTCTAGTATTACTTACGTCTATCACCGTAGCATCAACTGTGATCCCAGAGGACGCTGTAGTCGACTCTACGAGGTCGTTTAGACGGTCTATGTTATAATATTCATCTAGGTTCTGTATTACATCAACTGGGTTACCTTTCAACTCCAGTGCTTGATAGTAATATTTGATAAATTGGATGAAGTCAGGATAATCGTCCCTGATAAACTGAGGTATCTGTTCCTCTAGTCTATCTGAGATCTTAGTTCTTGATTCTGGCGAAACCGACGCATCTATCGGGTCAACTGTAACCTCAGTTTGAGGTGTGACCCACGACGCAACTTTCCACGACGACTGTTCAGCGGGCATTACTAACTATAACTTGATTCTGGTACTACACCTGTTCCAGAAGTATTAGAACCACTGGAAATTTCATCATCAATTACATTAACAACTAGATTATCTATACCCAATGTCAAATAGGTCTCTCTAAGAGAAACAATGTCATTAGATTCAGGAGTCACGGAGAATTGGATTAAATTATCGGCAGAATTAACTACCTCAGTAATAACAAGGTCATTGATAGTCACTTCTCCCATGTGATAGTCAATATTTCCCCAGTTTCCACCAATATACTGTTTTGAACCATCTTGGGTCACATAATAGAGACGGATCGTTCCTAATCCATCATCATTTAGGTAATACACTTGGTTTCCACCATCCGCACGTTTGAAACCATTAGTTTCTAGAGTTGGTGTCTCCAACTGTGCGTTTATTCTGTTTCCGTAGCAGATTTTGTAGTTAAATCTTTGGTTTAGTGAAATAGTTACGTTTTTACGCATTTTCACTTTTGTGATGTTGGATGTGATGGATGGTTCTGCCTCATCAATCACTTTTCCGACTTTAGAGTATTTGAACTTACCACCAAACTTGTTAAACTCAGCAGAAGAGTTAACTGTCTCTAAAGTTCTGTAGATAATCTGTTTAATATCCTCTTGAGACCTTCTTGTCTCATTTGGGTTGAAATAAACGTAAGTAGCTAAGTCAATATAGACAACAGATGGATCCATGATCTTAGGTTCCACTGCTCCTACAGAATAAGAACGAATTTTCTTTGCTACTGCGTCTTTTTCCGATATAGACAGACGATCTGCGTTTTTGGGTTTGATTACGACAATGACTTTACCGTATTCTGGTGGATCTGCCTCTTCACCACCAAAAGCGACAATAGATTGGACGTTAGGATAGATCTGAGGGATGATTACCTCATAATCCTTAGTAGTCACTGCTCTACCGAAGCTAGAATAGAACTTAGGGGCAGCATACTTGATACTATCAATACTTTCGGGTTGTGCACCACCATCAGGGGGTATAGTAAGTGTTAATGTGATACCTGAAGTGATTGGAGCGTTACGGGAGTCCTTAACTGTGCCCGCAAAAGAGAAACCAGTCAATCCATTAGGTGCTGCTCCTACAGATGTGGGGTATGTCGCTTCTATTACGTCACCGTTGACTAATGACTCACCTAAGATACCATCTCCGAACACTAGCTCTTGCTTTTTGGTCTCTGACTCTTCTAGGAAGAAGACTTTACTAATATTGCTTACGTTTGTTATGTCTGTTGCTTCAAGATATGCATCAGTGATAGTTCCACGTGTTACCTCGACTGTCATAGCTGAGGTATCAGCGTTAAGGTTGCCTAGTACGAACCTTTGTCTTTCTGATTCCGTCTTAACGAAAGTATCAGTGATGAATATTCCTTCATATGCCAATACATCGGTAAATGTTGCTTTACCATCTAGTGTATTGACAGATACTATTAAATCCTTGGGTATGGAGAACACATAGTTGACTCCACCCTCTCCAATAAACGATGTGAACACACCTTTATTGATTTGTACCGATTCTGGGTACCCTCTACCATTCGCCCCTGTGCCATATATCGTCTGTACCACCACTGTAAAGGTCGCACGGGCACTTCTAGCACTCCTTGGGGTATATCCTATTAGTTTAGCTAACTTTACTACGTTTTCTCTTAGAACTGCAGTGTCTAAGAAGTTCTCATTGATTGCTAGATTAGCATTGACAGAAGAATAGTAACTATTATAAGCAAGTACGTCTAATAAGGTCGACAGAGAGGATCCCTCAAAGTCATAGTCGCTAAATTCCGACTGTCCTTTTAAATATGCCTTGAGTTGTGCTTTGATCTCGTTAAATTCTAACGAGTTGACTTTGGTAAGTGCCATTATCGCTTCAGTATAACTTCTAAGTTGTCGATCACATTAGGTAGTCCTGTGATTAGGTAATATATCTCAACTTGTAAGTCATTGTCTCTTTCGTTGAATCTACTAATCACCCTATAGCACACAACACGTGGTTCGTATAGATTGATTATGTTCTTTATCTGTTCTTCGATAAGAGAGGACTGGCCTGCATCAAATAGTTCAAACAATGCTCCAGTGATGTTGCCACCATAATTCGGCAAGAATGGTTTCTCGTAAAAGTTGTATCGAACAATGTTCTTTACAGCTTCCTTGATAGCATTCTCGTTCTTTAAAGTATTAACGTCGCCAGTTATCGGATTCTTTCTAAAAGATAAGTCAAAATCCTTAAACGCACGACTGGGTAGAGCACCCGAACTCGTCATATAACAATGTATATTGCCTCAAGAGTTATTTAGACACGTTTTCAAAGGGTTTTCGTTTCTTTCCTTGTCTATCACTACGTGGATCGGTAATTAGGTATCTACAATACTCATTTCCATGGTCGTAGAAGTGATCTGACATGTCCACGGGTATATTTGCGTTCCTACATCCGTCTTTAATTCTATTTGCCTTGGCCACGATACCTTTTCCTCTTAGCGTTTCTTGCTGTAGCAGAGTATTTGGAATGTTGTCCTTTACCCTGTCTTGTTTTCTTTGGTTTCGATTCAATACTGTTTCCAGTGTTCCATGTCATTGCCATAATTTTATCCTGCGAATACGTTTGGTGATCCTGCTGCGACACTGGTACATGTCGCATCTCCTACTCTACCACATCCCTTACCGTTTACAAATACGGTGCTACTCCCAGAAGCAATCGCTGCTGAGTGTGGAGGGCATGGGTCACCAGGTAGTAGGTGCGTTGTATTGTTGTCTCCCTGTCGAGAAACACCAATTCCATTTACAAAGACGTTAGAAGATGCCCCACTTCTGGTCATGCCAGTACAATGAGTTACATCTGCGTCTCCTTTTCTGGTTACTGCGGGCATTTACTTCTGTTCTCTTGCTTGTAACATATGTAGGTAGTCTGTAAACCTACTCATTTTGATATGATCGCCAACATCATGCGGTTCTTCGGGACTTTTCGGCATAAATTTGATTACATGGTCAAATTTTTCGGGAATATCCGAGATTCTCGTATAATCTATCAATTCTGTGCCCTGACGGATCGTGAATTCTCCTTCAAGGGCTAGAAATTCTGCTTCCATGGTCGTTTTTTCAATTATTTAGTTCGTCGTGCGGATGCAACGACGCGATTTTTTGCTTTTCAGTACGAACTTTCGGTAATTGCGAGATTTCCGTCTTCTTCTATCGTAATTTCTACGTAATTTAACTCCGTATTGTACGTCCACATAAGTTTTTCCCAGATTCCATGGAAATCTTCTTCATCTACACCCCTCATGATGCATCTGTCTTCCCAATATAGGTGATAAATCTTAGAGTTTTTCGATAGAGTTGATTCTTTTGTCATGTTCGAGTACTACGTCTACTAATTTTTCATAATTTTCCTTATTTGGTCGCTTCATTAGAAGCTCCATGCTATTAAGGCGGGTCTCTAATGCCTCAATTTGTGATTTGAGAGCGTAGAGACATTCAGATATGTCTTGCTGAGTCATTCTTCTATATCAAAACTCCATTGTATAGACTTAATATAGTCAAAAGTACATGATATGTCTTTATCACAGTCAATATCATACTTACGATCACAAAGAAATTTACGTAATTCGTAAATCCCAGAGAATTTTCCCTGTTTTTCTTGCTTCTCGTCGTATAGAATGTACTTCATACCCTCTAGCTAGTTGTCTTCCTTCTAATTATAACACATATTATCAGCAAGTCAACACAAATTCACAAATTCTTTAGGGTTGCTTAAGGATTTGTCCTGATGAGCATCGTTCCAATGCCTGATATTACCCGCTACAATGAAACAGTTGGTCACTATGAGTTGAATAAAGATGAAAGTACGTATCCCCGCTATGATATCTGCCTCTCGATTGTCCTTTCCAGACTTCTCTCCGAGTGCTTTCGCCCAAATTCTCCACATTAACAGTTCTTATTCATGTCCTCTGCCATGTTTCCACCTATCTCTGCTCCCTGTTCACCACCAAACATGGCGATCCACCCTGCTGCTACCCAACCAACGAAGGGTATACTGCTAACTGCGGGTGCTGCTGCTGCTCCAACGCTAGTTCCGACAAGTCTCCCAGTGCCTTCAGCACTACCTACTGCTTTAATACATGCTAAATCCTTGTCTGAGAGTTCGGGATTACTGTCAGTAAACTCTTGGTAAGGTGCTAACCAACTTCTTTTGTTACTTACTGCTCCACCTTGGTTGGTTTTACCATCCATGAAGTACTCTTCAACTACCTTGGTAGTGTTATTAGCAAGTCCGAGAAATCCTGCTTTCTCTTTAATGTCTTTAGTAATGTACGCAGTCTTTGGATCATTTGCCTTGTACGATATTCTATAGCTGTCTTCTTTAACTTCTGCTTGGAAAGAACCGTAATCACCCTCTGGGATGTTAATTACTGGTAGTCCCTTCTCTTCTTTATGCTGTGAGATCATTCCGATCATAGCAATATGAGAGACTCCTACGAGTACTCCCAATGATAATCCAATCCACTTAATCATTTTCTTCCTTAGTATATGGTGTGAAGACTATCAACTCATCTCCATCTTCCACATCCTTCATCTCTGGGTGTATATTATAAGATGATTTTGGTTTTGTGTCAAGTGTCATGAGTACAGATGACATGCTTCGCCACATAAACGCAAAAGATGCTCCTAGCACTGCTGCGAAGCATATGAAATATACGAATATGGTTATGTCATTCATCTGAAGAGTCCGTCCCTGTATAGTATCTATAATACTCAATCTCTAACAATCGACACAATTCTTCAAACTCTTCGTCAGTCAGTAGATCTAAATTCACGTTTCTCGTAATCGTAGTTGGGATGGGGTTGAGCAGAGATCACAGGATCCTTGGTTTTGTTCTTAATGACTATGAAGCGATCAGCAGCAAACGTTCCTGCCAGTTGTACCACTACTTCGTCACTGTCCTTCCAGTTGATACTGCCATCCTTCTTGGTATGGAGCATTGCTTCCTGTATCTGGTCTATGAGTTCTTGTGTTAGTTTCATTTCTTTTTAGATTCTTCGTATTGATATACTATGATTACTCCGAGTATTACCCAGAATATAACTTCCAGTCCGTAGTTAGTCATCGTGTTCCTCCCATTGATCTGTGAGACCCTTGTTGTTGAAGAATGCTCTGTATACTCCAAATGCTGAGAGGGCGACCAATATGACAAGTATGCTTATCCCAAAGGTCTGGTTAGGGTCAGCATTATAGTGAGGTATGAGTGCGTTACACTTCGTCCAAGTACCTGGCAGTGTATACACAGGGGGGCATGAGAGGAAAATCATATAGAAAAAATTTTTAAATATTTTTGAAACGCACGTACCCACTTTTGTAGGTTAGAGCGTTGGGACTCTTTTATTATAGGGGGGCGGGGGGCGAACCCCCGACGACTGCCGACTGTCTTAGTTGTCGTTGTCCTCGAATCCAAAGAGAGGACGCATCCAGTTCTTGAAGTCTTCAAGTTTGAATGATGCTGCACTCCAGAGTGCTGCTTCGCTGTACATAGGATAATCACCTGTATCCTTTGCTTCTGCTACTACTTCATCATAGCAGCATCTAAGCATATCTTCATTTGTTAGATCGTACTCTGTGCTGTCTACGTAGTGAAAGAATGACATAATAATAAATGTGTAACTGTGTATAATACTATTATATACCATACACACATATATGTGTGGTATATATGTGTATGTTAATATATTGTCACAGTGAGTAGTCCCACGGTGCAGGTTCGCATATCTTCTCTACTAGAGAGTCAAAATGTGCTTCTGTGGTGTCATCTATCCACCCATTGTCTATAAAGAATGTCGCCATCTTCACTAGCACTGATTCTTCGTCCTCATTCATATTTAATTCTCTTGTCCACTGTGTTGTGTTGTCTGTGGTCATAATGCTCTCCTATAAGGGGGGGTTACTACGGGGGGGGGTTAGTTGATTGCTTTCCACTTGATGTCTGCCTTGGTGCCGACCTTGAATATACAGACTTGTTCCATGTTGTCTGTTGCCATGTCTAAAGCAATGTCTTCAGCGGTTTGAAAGTTAGATGCGAACTCAGCACCGATTAAAACTTGATTGCCCCAGTGTGAAGGTTGAATTGCCCAAGTAGTCATTGATTGCTCCTTTGTTTGTATACTACTATTATACACGTCCCCTCCTAGGAATAGGGACTTGATTGTGACAGTAATTAAACTGTCACAGGTCAGCTGGATTTGTTGATAGATTTGCTTTAGCATTAATGATACCCTCCCTTACATTCAAATACATCCTCATTCCAGTGTTCGCCTTCTTCGAGCACTCCGAGGTTGATTGCTATGTTATCATAGCACTCCATAGCACTGCGGGACATTCGTCCCGCTGTATAGTCCCATCCCAAATCAGCGAAGTCATCGTATAACTTTTTAACGTTGATTCTCTTCATAACTGATTCTCCCAGACTCTAGTCTTAAAACGTTTAACTGCCTTGTCTAACAGTTTCATGTCCCCGTCGCATATGTCGCACGGTTCGTCATACTCTAGACCTATAAAGAGATGATTAATATCATTAATCAAATCTGAGTATGCCTGTTGGTTTGGTGTGTACTCGTCCATGATTAATGCCTGTCTGAGATGTACCATACCCCATGTCTGTTAATTTCTTGGGGTTTGAACTGTCTCTGTGCCATAGCATGTAGAGCAGCAAGGACAACCGCGTCCTTTTTTGCTTGTTCATTTACGAGGACTTTCCCGTCGTACATAGGTTGAAGTTTAGAGTCAAACATAGTTTTCTTGTTTGTTACTCTTCTATTATAATGGGGACTACACATCTTGTGTGCTCCCAGTGGACAGTTTATCAACTGGTCTATTACCTGTTGCTTTCATGTCGCTTTTCATGTAGTCTTGGATTTCGTCGATCACCTCACCGAGACTGTCGTCCCAATAGTTTCTGGCTTCCTCCATAAACTCATGCTCACCTAGTTTGTCAAAGTAATTGAATAGGTCATCCATCACATACTCCTCTAGGTCTTTGGTGGACATATTGTCCACCATTCTCTCTGTTAAGAACTCTTTGAGTTCTAGTAGTAATGCTCTATCCATTTATAGATACCCTGCTACTTCACATCCTGGTTCATCATAGAACCATGATATGCTTAGGTCGTCGAACTGTTCACAGATTGCTGTATGAACTTCCTCTGGTGGTGACCATGCTGTCTCGAAATTCACCTCGAAACCGTGTGGCATATCGCATTCGTCGATCTCTAGTGAGTAGCAATCCCACTTAGTTCCCCAGTTTTGGACTCGCCAGTTATACCACCTGTCATCCTGCTTACCAGTGCTAGGGAAATGTAATCCTTTAAATGGATCATCACTCATAACTGGTAACTCACCTATCTCACCTCTGGGTTTATCCCATGAGTATTCTTGGATAGTATTCTCATTTAATGGAATCTTAGTCCAGTCAGGTTCAGGTATGAATGATCCAAACACTGAGTCAACTTTCTCAGTGTTGTCATCATTTGCTAGACCCTTGCTAAAAATCTTGTGTAGTCTTAGGATCGCTGTTGTGTCATCCGAGTAGAAGGTGACTCTGTTGTGACAATGATTAGGCATAAACTCCTTTGTTGTATATTAATATTATACTGTAGTGGTGGACAGTATAGGAAAGAAATGGACACTTAAATAAGTGGCACATAACCAGCTGATAGTGATCATGTATTTTGCTATAATGGAGGTAGAGCTTGAATTACTCATAGTATCCTAACTCCTCCTCTTGCTCTTCAAGGTCCTTTGCTGCCATTGTGAAGAAATCCCTTATTGACATGTCAGGATATTGCAGCAGATAGGATACCAGTGCACCCATCTGCATATGTCTACTCTCTGCCATGTGGATCTGTTCCATTACCTGCATCGCGTCGTATTCGAGGTTGTTCATTTGAATGCAACCTCTCTCATATCGCATGAGTACATTACTGAATCTTGACGAAATGCTTTTTTGTATGCTTCGCCAACTTCAAACAATGCATCCTCATACTGTTTACCAGTAACAGAGAAACAAACTATTGCTTCCATTGTTCCTTTATAGATCCCCATACCGTGAGTAATGGTTGCATATTCAAGACGGGTGAGAACTTCGTCTTTAATAAACTGATCCAACATTTGCTGCGTTACGGTTCCCTCGTTTCCGATGTTACGTCCGACAGTTAGAGTGGTTGTTTCCAAGGTTGACCTCGTGATTTATATTTCTATTATAAGGGACGTGGTAACCAGTGTCAGGTGATAGTGGACACTTTAATTAGTGGCACACTCGATGCACCATTAGGTGCACAGTCTGTTATTATAATAATATGAAAAACTTCAATGAATTCATCGACTACGTACTCTCATTCTATGGAGATGGTGGTCTCTACCCACAGGGTAGAACTAAAGAGCAAGTAGCATATGCTACACTCATGTACCTTGACGCATGTAATGATCTCATTACTTGGGGTGATGGTGACAGTCTAGACCGTGAGCGTGTCCGCGACACTATGAACGAGTTGTACGACTAATGGCACTTTGCGACGTATGCGGGAACTTCGATGACGAGCACACCGACGGTGAGCCAGCGATCCGAGCACTCCCAGATTATCAACCGTCCTTATATTATTATTGGGACGCACCCATAGAAGAGGATTACTACTGGCGGGACGCATTCCCAAAGGTAGACTGCATGTGCGAAATCTGTTTTGATATAGCTAATGCAGAAAAGAAAATCATTTGGGCTGACCATTGAAAAAACTAAACAAGCGACCACAGCTGCCCCGCATGCCTGTGGTCATTACTCCAGACAGTGTGACACTTACACAAACTGTCCACTTGTGTCCCCATTGCGGGAAACAATCCCCTATAATAAAAACATAAACAAAACGAGGTAAACCTTGAAACTTCATTCAATCGCTAAAAACCAAACAGAAGTCACCCTCTCAAACGGTGACCAGGTATTCTTTAGTTACAGGACTCCCGTCGCATGCTACATTGCTAAAAAGGGACGTTATGCAAGAACTGATGCATGGTTCTCATCAACAACTACCAGGCACATTAACAAGTGGTTAGGTAACGTTGAATACGATACAGTGCCCCAAAACTACCTAGACGAGATTTCGCTCTAGGTCCCCGCTGTCCTTGGGTTAATTAGGTTCACCGAAGCATTACGGATCATACTATTATTAAAAGCGAGTAACGCAACACACGCCACCGACTCGCTGCCCATTAAAAATACCCCACCAGGTCGCCCTGTGTGGGGTTATTTCAGTGCAACTTGACAATCAGGAATGCACGTGGTAACACATGCCTTCCATAATATAGTAGTCTGCTACGTCCATTAACTCTGGATAGTCGTAGATTAGATCCGTGTCCAGTAGAAACTGGATCAGCTCGACTGATTTCTCACCATTCAGTGTCCCTTGGTGATACTCTACGATGATATCCTTATAATTCATAAGTTTGGTCATTCGTAGTATTTATCCCTAGTATTCTTCTTAATTCTCTTATTATTAGATATCATATCACTGTAACCAGATCTCTCAAGATCCTCAATTTCTGTCACTTCTCTCATTTTCTGTGAGAATGACTCTTTTTTGTATCTTTTGTTACTTTTTCCCATTCCTATACTATTTGAGATAAAGTACCACTTCTTACCAGTTCATTGAATTTCTTTCCAAGTGAGATATGCTGCTCCTTTACAAACTTTTCTATCTCTTTCACAAATTCTGAGAGATTCTCAGTATAGTTATAGAAATACTCAGTTTGACTGCCTTGGAAAATAACTCCCACTTTCTGATCTTTTATCTGAATCTGGTTAATAGCTGTACTTATCTCAGAAATGTCAAAAGTGACATCTTTTACCACTTTCCGCGACTTTCTGCGTTTTGTAGCGGTTTTAACCTTTTTCGCAGTTTCTGCCATGTTTCCTTGTTTTTGTTATATTCTAATTATAGCAGAGGTTCTCGGAGAAATCAAGGATAGTGGACAGTTTTATTTCTGGCACACAATCGGTTGACTTTCGAGTGACTGCAGGCTAAGACAGCGATTCCTCCGTACATTCTGAAGGTATTCTGTACTTATTCCAGAGACACTCTATTCTCACTCTAGACCACACACATACATTTATTTTAACATTTAATTAAATGGTCATTCGTAGTCCCATACTCTGAATAAGTCATACAATCATCCTTCATTGAGGTATAATTGTGAAAAGGACCATAGAATACATTAGTCTCATCATATGCCCAAAAGTGCCCCTTCCGCGTGTTCTTGGTTACTACTGAGACTGACCCCATTGACGTTGAGATCATTGTTCTGTTTGCTTGGTTCCACATAGGATTTGAGAAGTTTAACTTTAGACCAGTCATGACGATAGACACATACATTGACCTGTCTATCTGTGTTGTGTGTTCCCTCTAGTGTCAAGGTGAAATAACTTTGTGGTGTATGCTTATGGAGATGAGACTTCACTGCTATACATATACAGTTTACGTATCCTCTCTCTCCGTTCACTTCAACTAAATCATATCGTTTGAAATGAAGGGGCATGGCATCCACTAGATAGTTCTCCTTTATTTATTGGGTGCGAGAAAACAAAACGTAGACCACAGTTAATCTAGTTTGTTTTCCCTGTGAATAGTATAGCACATGTTTATAATCCTGACAAGGGCTTTATGTCGGTTTGCTTACTGTCACCTTTGTTACCCTTAGTTAACCATCCAAGTGGTATATTATCCATATCCACTGTCATATTGAATGACGCTACCGTTCTTTGTACGTTACTCTCATTCAACTGTGTATAGTGTAGTATAAATGATGGGAATAGTATAAGGTCACCTTCCTCTACCTCTGGCATATAGTTGAGTTGCATTCCTGTGACGAAGTGATTGAACGGTGATACAAATACTGTCGACGTGTGTACCTTCGGGTCATACTCAATGTATAGTACTGCTGACCATCCTCCATGTCCATGTGTATGTGGTGGATGATGGTTCTTATATAATGCTCTCTCGAACCATGCTCTGACTATTTGTGGGTCAGCATTGAGATCATTAGCGAACCACTCCATTTCTTCCTTGAGTAGTGACTTGACTCTATCAAG